ATTTTAAAATCCTGAATAAATTGTATTCCAGCATTTATACTATCTTTCCCTTTTTTAGATGCTTTTATCCTTGTCAAACCCAAACTTCTTAAATGTTCTATACTCTTTGGTTCCTCACTGTCGGCAGTTATTATTTCTTTCCTGAACCCGAGTTTTTCTATGCTTCTGTAAATAACCGTATTTTGCATCCGTTTTTGATATATTTCATCAAAAACATAAATTTCTTTTTGTTCCTGGTCCATTATTCCACAAAAAAAAGCAGCAGGGTCATTCGTATACCCAAAATCTAATCCAAATACTGCTTTTGCTTTTTGCCTTTTATTTAAAATTTCTCTCCAATCAAATTCCAACTCTCTCCAATTCTCATAAACAAGACCTTCAACAATCCCCCAGTTGCCAAGCCCTGCCACCTGATACCGCCTAGGATTATTCTTTTTCATATCTTCAAATAGCTTTTTATCAGATTCGTCAAGCCATTCATTACACAGGTAATTAGTTGTAAGAGCTAAAATATTTTTATCTTTTCTATCAAAAAATCTAGCTTTAAGCCAATGCCTCTCATTCCAAGGATTGAAGCTAATGATTATTTGTTTAAATAATGGTTCTTCAACTATACCTCTTATACTTTCATCTAGCATATTAAACGCTACTTCATCTGTCAACTCATATGCTTCCTCTACCCAACAAAAACATAATTGTCCAACTGAAACTGAAATAGATGTAATTTTCAACGGATCATCGAAACCTCTAAATAAAATCTTTTGTCCAGTAGGTTTATATGTTATTTCAAGTGGACTTTCTTTTAACTCCCAATAGTCTTGAACCTGTAATCTATGTATTGCCCATTTTAAATCTGAATAGCAACTGTCTTTCAAAGTCCTGTATACCTTACGTACAACAAGAGTATTTGCATTCCTATATTTCATCATATTGTAGACTATCCATAATGCCGTTGTCTTACTTTTCTTACTTGCTCTTGATCCTTTTACGACCTTGTACCTTCCCTTGTAGTTCCAAAAATCTCTGTATCCTTTTCCAACCAGTTCCGGCAGATTCACTTTTCTACTCTTCAAGTTCGCTCTCACCTACAATCATAACAGGCACAACTCCTTCAACTTCAACTTTATCTGTAAACAATCTATATCGTTTGCCAAGTAGTTCTGCTGCTTTTAATCTATCTCTTAAATCTACATTTTTAATTATTTTTTCTGTTGCTGATTTCCCAAATCCTCCCACTACAACTTCTTCAGTTACTTCTCCTCTTAAAGTTGCAGTTAAGAACTCCAGTACCTCTTCAGCTTTAGCTATTCTATTATTTGCATGTTCTTCCATTATCTTTTTTATATATTTAGAAACATTAGTATTTTTTAGTAATTTATCAGCATTCACTCCTGCATACTTTTCTTTATACCCAGCCTTTATTGCAGATTCGGTAGCATTTCCACTAGCTACATAAAACTCACAAAAAGACTTCTGCCTTGCATTTAATTTCAATGCTACCACCTCCTTCTGTAACAAAAAAAGACAGCTTTTAAACTGTCTTATGCTTATATAAAATCAAGGATTCAATGACAAGTACTTAACTCATACTCTTTCATCTTGACATATTATAACATATTAAAAATTATATACAATATCAAAAAAGTATCATTTTTCAATTTAATATATTTTTTATTACATCATCTGAAAATATAACTAATTGCAACTGTCTAATCATTTTATTTTTATATCTCTTTGCAGTTATAACGCTTATATTTAATTTTTCAGATATATGCTCAAATGTTAAATCATCAAAATATTTCATTTCTATTATATCGTAATATTTATTATTCCTAATTGTACCTAATGCTCTTTCAACCATACTAATCACATTTTCTATTCTTGCAATTTCTTCCTGTAATTTTTCAATCCTATTTTCAACCTTTTCTAGTTCAGATAGATACACCTTACTAGTCTGTACATTAACACCTGTTTCCTTTTTCTGGATTGATATACCCTCTTTCTTCATATTTTTGGAATCAATAGCACCTTTCAATAAAGATAATTCTGATAACAGCTTTTCCGTCTTTTGAAATGGTGTTAATTGTTTTTCCGTTTTTATTTCCCTATCAATTTTCATTTTTTCTATTATTTTATCTGCTATTCTGTCTATGTCTTTTTCGTTCATTTAATTTTATTTCCCTTTCCATTTTTATTTATTTTTCCACAAAAAAAGACCATTTATAATGATCTTTGATTTATCTAAGGACGTTTAATTTTTGAACTCCCATCAAACTATAAATATTATACTTTTCTATTTCTGAGTAACCATAACTCTTTATTTTTTCTAAAATCCATTTATCTCTTGTCATTAATATTTGTTTGGTTTCAATTAAATTAATAAATAAAATATCCAAAAAATTATTTTTGTCCAAATTTTCTTTGATGTTACATATTTTTCTGTAAACCATTTCCAAATAATTTTCTAAAATTAGTTTTATCATAAAAGCAGATTGATTTTCTATATTTGACTTTTGCACATCTATTATTAATTCTTTTTTTAAATTTTCTTTCTTAGACTTTATTTTTTGTTTCGTTTGCTTATTAATCTCTTCTGTTCCGCTATAAAATAGTAAGATTTCTTTTATTATTTTTTCTAAATATTCATTTACAAATTTTTTATCCTCTTCCAAAGTTTTCATATTTCTGTACTCTAGTAAGTCTTCAAATTTTCTGCTGAAAATTTTTTCAGAGTTAAAAATATCTCGAAATACTATTCCGATTTGTAAACATAAGTACATTATACATCTCATTTCATATTCTTTTTTTTCTTTTTTATAAAGAATTGAATTTTTTTTATCATTTATACTTTTAAATTTATAGAGTTTCATATTCATCCCTTTTATTTCAGTCGGAACAATTAAAATTTTACAAAAATTTTTACAAATAAAGTTTATAATAGGTTTTGTTTTTTCATTAGCTTTCAGCTCTAATAGTGTGTACATAGAAATCGAGAATTTCCATCCTTTTTTTTCTGAATATTTTAATATTTTTTCTAATTCAGATATACTATCATTACAATCTATAAATACATTTGTATCTAAAAATAAATACTCTTCTTTCATAATTCCTCCTAAAATACAACAATACATATTATACCTCGAAACCAAAAATATTCAACTGCCATTGTCCAAATTTTTTCTAAAAATCACATTTCTTTAACTTATGATTTTCTTCTATATCCTCATATTTTAATATCGACGATACTTCGTGTATGCTTCCATTTTCAAATTTCAGATATATCTTTTTACTTGTTTTAGATTTTAACTTTTTGATAACTTTATATTGCCTACACTCTTGCTGAAATTTCTCATAATATGTGCTACAACTTATGATTGTTCCTAAAAGTCCTATTAACAATAATTTTTTCATTTTTTCACTCTCCCAAAAATTATTTACCACTTTCAAATGCTCTGAAATGCCCTTTATATATTTTCTTCAATTCCTTAACTTCTTCATCTGTTTTTATTTCAAAAGGCTCTATATTCAGCTCTTTCAGTTTTGCCATTAATTTATTTCTACCACCACCAACTCCATGATCCACTCCTATATGCCACTCTGCTGACAAAGGCAAATAACTGTTTCCTATCCCTTTGTCATATTTGTAGCCTCCTAATGCTCCAGCACTTTTTGAAATATGTGCTAATTGTGCATTTGGCTTTCCTGTGATAACACATATTTTCTTTTTTAACATCCAGTACACCCAATTCCTGTTTTCCTGTCGCCTATACAATTCGTGGATCTCCTGCCACATGTCAATATCATTCTGCAAAAAATAATCAAACAGGAAATTGGTAAATGCCACAGCTTCATCATTGCTCATTAATTTAAGTGCCAAGCTAAA